CAAATCACCTCATTTTTTCTTAGCTGCTTGTCTGCCTTCGCTCAAAGCAATAGCAATTGCTTGTTTTCTTGATTTGACTTTAGGTCCACTTTTGGAGCCGCTTCTAAGTTTTCCCTCTTTGTACTCGCCCATGACTTTTTTAATTTTACCAATTCTTATGCTCTTTCTCATTTTCATCCTTTATTGTTAAATATTTTCTTCATCATAAGGTTCATATTTTGATATTTTTATAGATGTATGAGGGAATTCTGAATATTCCTTCCTAAGATAGATCTCATAGATTTGAGCATCATCTTCATATATATGTCCCGTCATGCAATCCAGAATGAACTTTGTCAGATTGTCTATATCTGGTTTTTTAGCATGTTTGATCTCACCTTCTTTTATGAGAAGTCTTTTGATCTTGGAAGTAGATTTTGGAATTTTTAGATAGTACAGTATCTCAACTCTTAATGCCTGTGTAATAGGTTCATGACAATACTGAGAACGTATCTGCGACCTAATTCGATCTTTTTCTAATTTCTGTCGATCATACATTATAACAAAATTAGAAACTCTATGTTGTCCTGGTCGTTTCCATGCTACAGGCTCGCCTTCAATATCAATATATATCATCAATGCACCTCGTGTTTCACCTAATACGTCTGCATATGTTTTATTTCAATAGAAAAAATATGTTCTTGTTGTTGACGAATAACATGATTAACTAAGATAATCTACTGCACAAGGAGGTTGCCATGGAAAATCAAGATATTAAAGAAGGTTATACAAGGGTATCTGAGATATTGTCTCAGTGGGATAAGTACTCAAATATTGAATCTTCTGTGTTAGAAAGAAAAAAAGACCTTGGTACTTGTGTGCATAATGCCATCGCTGGATTTTTCAACGGCATTCCATCTGTTCTCACTGATGATGAAGGCGGTAAATACTTTTCTTCATTTATACTTTGGTATTCAGAGAAAAAACCCGTCATGATTGATGTTGAGATGAGGATGTATGATGAAGATAAAATGATAACTGGATGTATAGATGCTATTTTAACATTACCGAAAGAAGATCAAATAATTTTGGTAGATTGGAAAACAAGCTACAATCCAGATAAATTAAACTGGCCATTGCAAGCTAGTTTCTATATGAGCCTTTTAGAAAAACATGGCTTCAAAGATGTTTCAAAAGCCATTTTTGTGAAGCTAGACAAATTCGGGAACATGCCGAAAGAATACGAGTTCCAACAGACCGAATATCTTAAAGATGTATGCTCACATGCTATTGAGACATACAATTATCAAAAACCATGGCTCGAGAAAAGGAAAAATTCAATAACAGAGGAGTATATGGAATGACTATGAAAGTGCTCTTAATATCGTCTGAAAGAGGAAGAAATTTATTCTGCCCCAATTGTGAACTCAGTGCCATTTTGATGGAGTTCAAATCTAAAGGCAGGAAGCATCTTATATATTTTTCTCTTACAGATATTCTCACACTCATTAGGTATGGATGGGAAGTTCACTACAAGGGAACTAGAAACAAAATGATTGATGCCCTTGGAGCTATTTACGACGACAAAGAAAAGAAGAAATCAAAAGATCAAGATGAATAAACAAGGGAGAGCGATTGGGTCACTCTCCCATTTTATCATCGAAAACAGCAAAGAAAGGAGATCAATGCTGATGACACACAATATAAGTTCACAAAAAGATTATGTCCATATAGACGAACTGGTAGCAGATAGTTTATGTGAATATGACGCTCCATCAGAGCAAGATATTTTTAAAATGTACGCTTTGTTTTTATTGAAGGAATCCTACGAAAAAATATCTGACGATATGTCTGGAGTAGATCCCCAGTATTACAGAACACTCTACAAAGTGTACTCTTAGAATACTTGTATTAAAATATTTATTTTTATAAACGGTGATTATTTCACAATCCTTGATGGAGGAACAAAATGAGCGCAGTATCAAAAATCGAAGTGGCAGACTTTAAAATGCCAGCTCAAAGAATGAAGTTTAGCAACGAAGAAATGGCTTTGCTAAAGAAAACAGTATTACCTAAGAACTGTTCACCAGAAGAAGCAGAAATGTTCGCTATGGTATGTATACAGTCCGATCTTAACCCATTCGTTAAAGAAATCTATTTAATGGATGTAGGCGGCAAGAACGTATATGTAATTTCAATTGGCGGTCTTCGAAAGATAGCTAGAAAGACTGGAAGATTTTCTCCTGGAAAAGAGCACCAATGTCTTAGAGACAAAGAAGGCAAGCTGATTGGTGTCAGAGCATTTATGTTATATAAAAGCCCATTAGGCTGGAGAGAGCTTTCTGAAACAGCTATGTTATCTGAATATGCAGGAAGAGGCGGTAACTGGAAAATCATGCCAGAAACCATGCTCGATAAATGTGCTCAGGCAAAATTGATCAGGCGCTGTTTGCTTGAAGATGTTGATGTAAACATCGACCAGATATATTTCCCTGAAGAGCTTGACCATGCCAGAAAAGCTGCAAAAGAAGAAGAGGGGATTAATGAAGTAGGGCAAGTCATTGTCGATGAAGTTCCAGAAGCCAAAGAACTTCTCGATGACAACGAGCTTATGGAATTAGCTGGAGAAACCATCCAAGCTTTGGGTGTTCCAGAAGACCAAAAGTATTCCATGTTCTTGTGCTTGAAAGATTGGCAAAATAAGGTAGCAAAGCCAATCATGGATGTTGTCTTAGCCAAAAGACAGAATCCTCAAGAGTTCTTGCAGATCTTCAACAGATGGAAGGCAAAGAATATTTAGTGATCACAAAACGGGCGGGAGACTTACATCCCGCCCCGGGTGGTATGTGTTAACAGGAGTAGATAACACACAGCATGAACTAGCAAAAAAAAGCCAAACTACAGCCCGAAAAAACAAAAAGTTCATACGATCGAATGGTATGAAAATCCTCGATAAAACCCAACGAAATTCATAAATTTTTCAGAAATCTCTGGAGATCAAAGAGATGCTATGAGTAGAGTAGAAAGGAAAGGGCAGTATGTCGCTGCCCTTTATTGAATACATTTATCAACTGGAGGATAAATGCGACACGATCATACATCAAATCACGAATTCGAATCAACACACAAAGCATCTTTGCCACAAAAATCATATTTTCTTGTTAATAGAAATTTTTTTGAAGACAACACAATATCTATAAATTGCAGATATTTACTTATATATATTCTTTTAAAAACAGAAACTGACGGAATTTCAATACAAGAAATCATCTGCGAATTAGATAAAGAATTTAGCCCAAAAGAAATATATCATCTTATTGAAGAAGCTGAAAAAGCTGGATATATGAAAAAAACAAAACTCACTTGCGACTACTATATTACATGCAAGAAAAATTTAGGGATTTCAGACGAGTGACAAATTTTAGAAATTTCTGGAGTTCAAGTACCACTTTGAGTAGTTTGTGAAAGAAAGAAGGGCAGATAGTCAGTCTGCCCAAAAATGATCCTAAACCCGACATCTAGGAACACTATGAACGTCGATACTTATACACGGTTACCATCTTTAGTTACAAGAGATAAAAAACTTACCCCATCACAAAAGATGCTACTTTGTATAATCCATGGTTTAACTAATAAATTTGGATTTTGCTGGGCCAGCAATAGATATTTATCAGAGCAAACTAATTTATCGGTTAGAATGATCCAATATAATATTGCAAAATTGAAAAAAGAAAAATATATAATAGTCGAAATACAAAATGGACGAGAAAGGAAAATATGGACCGCGGCAACATGGGCATATCGAGATAAGTACATAGAAGTTGATGGGCCAGAAATCATAAATTGCAAATCAAGTAAAGAGCTAGATCAACTGGTTCCCATGGATGGAACGCGTTGCATGGATGGTACGCATGCCATTGCACCCTATATTATAGATATAAATAATACACAAAGACACAAAGAGGAAGCTCCCAGGGGAGACTTCCCATCTAAACCAATAAATAAATCAGGCTGCCAAAAATGCACATGGCACAATCCACCAGAATCTCAACATCAAAAACAAGTTTATGCAAAAAAAGAACCACCAAAACCCAAAAAACCTGAAATATCACCCAAACCTAAAGAAAAAAAACAGCAGCAAGTAAGAATCTTGCTACCTGATGGAACGATTCAGCTAGAAAAACTTCCAGACAATGGGTTCATCCCAACTCCAGGTTCAGACAAGATGGTTAAAGAATTGCAAGAAGAAGTTCTCTGTGATGCTTTCCAATGTGGCACTTCAAAATTTAGGATTCATAGAGGAGATTGGTATAGGTTTTATGGGTTTTCTCCAGCAACAATTAGGCAAGCAGCGTATAATATTTGCAAAAGATCGAGGAACGGTGAGAAAATAAGCAATTACACAGCGTGCTTGTTAGCAGAATGTGCTAGAATTCGAAAAGCAAATAGGGGATAGATATGGCAAAGAAAAAAAATTTTGGTGAAAATGTAAATGAATTAACTATGAAAATAAATAATCAAATTGGAGAGCATTTAAATTGTAATAATAACGATAAGCTTTCAAGAGAAGATGCTTTTTATTTGATTACTGCAGCTTTGTCTAACATATTTTGTGGTTATTTGATCCTTGGTTTTAAAAATTCTGAAGATGGAAATGAGGCGGCGGCTAGATATGGACACGCTCGTTTAGATGAATCTTTTTCAAATCTATTGGAAAGCAAAAAAACACAGAAATAAATATGGCAGACTTCTTTAGCAAAGACTCAGAAAGTATCTTGCTTTCTGCCATGACATATAGCGAAGAAGTCTTAGGATTCTGCTGTGAATCACTGAAGCCAGAAGATTTCTACTTCAGCGAAAACTGCATAATCTTCAAAGAGCTAGAGTCTTTCTACAAAGAGCACATCTCTCCAGATCTTCATAAGCTCATCACGTCTTTGAAAGGAAAAGAAAAGCTAGCTCTTGCTGGGGGAATACCTGGGGTTACTGAAAGTGTTGGAAAATTCTTAAATGTCACAACTTCTGATGATGCTGAGTTTTACATCAAGAATCTCAAAGACCTTGCTACTTTAAGACAAATCCAAGCATTCAATGACATTTTGTCTAGGAAGCTCCAAGTCTGCAACGAAAAGCAAGCTGAAGATCTTATAGAGTTTTGCCAAAAAGAAAGTGATAGCTTCTTTAGCGCAAAGTTTGGAGAGATGGCACAGCCAATAGGAGAAGTTGCTAAGCAAGTAGAAAAAGAGATCATGGATGACTATGAGTCTTTAAAATCTTGTGGGTCTATAACCTCAAAGATGGGTATTCCATCTGGCTACAAAAAGCTTGATGAACTGCTAGGTGGTCTTAGAAATTCGCACTTGATAGTTTTATGTGCTAGAACGGGAATAGGCAAGACTGCTTTTGCTGTAAATCTTATGAAAAATTGCGCCATGAATGGCAAGTCTGTTGTTTTCTTTTCTTTAGAGATGAAGGCAAGTGAGATTGTTCGAAGGCTGATAAGCTGCATGTCAGAAACTCCTCTTTCAATCAACTTGGATTCAGTAGGAAAAATTGAGATCAAAGCAATACACAAGGCTGTAGAGAAAATATCAAACATGACCATCATCTGCGAAGACAAAGCAGGGATGAAGATCAATGAGATTGTCTCTAAGGCAAGAAGATACAAAGACAAGTACAAGACTGATATCATCTTCATCGATTACTTGCAGTTCATAAGAGGAATCAAGGCAGACCATAGGCATCTTGAGATTGCGGAATATACCAGACTGCTTAAAACGCTCGCCAAAGAGATTGATGTGCCAATAGTGGTATTAGCCCAGCTTGCTAGAAGAACTGAAGACAGAACGAACAACAGGATCTTTCTGTCGGATTTAAGAGAAAGTGGGTCAATAGAGCAAGATAGTGACGCAGTGATTGCTATATCAAGACGAGATTACTATGACCCATATGACAAACCTGGAATGGCGCAGATAGATATCTTGAAAAATAGACATGGTCCATGTGGCGGACTTGAGCTTGAGTTTAAAGCAGGTATCGGTAAGTTTATAGAACCTGTGTAAATTCGAACGGAAACGGCCATAGGATCGACTATCTAGTCAAAAGAATACAAGTACATGCTTTTGAGTTAAAAATCGATTATAGGTCATTTAAACATCATTCTGTGAGATTTTATAATATGGCGTCAAGTTGCAACATAGTCAGGGTTGGAGAACTCGAACTAGAAAAAGTAAGTGAAAAGAAATATATCGCACATAACCACGCTGCCAAAATTCACTTAAAAGTCGGAAATAAAGATGGAGTCTATAGAACTGACGAGTCCGGAACGCCTTTTATGACAGAAACTGAGTATAAGTATTTTTTGAATAAATTAAACTCTAGATAAAATACTTTAGGTTTGATATGTAGTAGAATCGCACATAAAATACCTTTCCTGCATTTGGGGCTGGGCCACTCACCAGCCCTTTCTTTTTTTCAATCTATTCTGGTTCAGTGTCTGACTTAAGATGCTGGTCATTTATGCAATAAACAGCTTCTTTAAAACAGTCCATGAAATCCTCAAGATCTTCTGACATAGACATCTCAAAAAGCAGCTCTACATTTTCAGCCAAAGCTTTGAATACTGTGCTGTATATCTTCTTATTCTGGGTTACAGCATTGACAGAAAAATCATCTATGATTTCTTTGATTCTACTAGCTAGCTCTTTAGCATCATCCATGTGTCACTCCACATTGTTGCATAAAGCTAATGGATATACTCGCTCTCTGTCTACACATGCCACTGGATACTTGGTAATCTTTTGAGATTGCGTTTCCCCGCTTTGTGTGTAGATCATCTTGATGCTTTCAGCTAGCTTTTCCCTTTGTCTTTTGTTAAGACTCTGATCAAGGATTAAATCGAATTCACTAAACTCCTGTTCGTCAAACATACCTCTTCCCACTCCTCAAGGGTGTCTTGTCTTATAGAAAAATCCCTTAAATTTTCTTCTACATAGTCAACATCGACCCCAAGTGTATCGGCAATTTCCCAAATTTTGTCCATAACTTCGTTGTCAATCATCTTATCTTTTTGCCCAAGGATCTCACATACTCTCGTAGCTCTATAGTTTTTAGGAGTGTACTTAATGATATCTCCACGCTCATACATGAAAAAGGTTAACTTGTTTTCCATACTTATTCTCCTTTCCTTACATACTCGTCCCAATCCGAGCTTGTTTTCGAATAACTACATGATCTACTTATTCGACTTAATAATCAAGCTCTATATGCATTGACTCTTATCACAAAATATAGTATTGACAAAATATATTCACCAAACATGAGGAAAAATCATGGTTGCAGATACTCGAGAGTCAATAGCTAAAAGAAAATCTAAAAAGAAAGCTTTTAAGGAAATGGACAACTACAGAATAAGATCTTGGAAGTCTCATACTGCCATTGACCCTGAAAAAATATTCAAACTAGCTCTCATAGAGTGCACGCTAGAAGAAATAGCCTTCGTTGAGAATACTTCAATCAGCACTCTCGAAAAACATTTTAAAGACACAATAGGGTATGGAAGGGCTTATGGGCGAATGTCCTTAAGACGAAAACAATACGAAGTTGCTATGGACGGGTCTGTTCCTATGCTGCAATGGCTAGGAAAACATCGTCTGAAGCAAAAAGATGATCAAAATGACTTTGTGAGCTTAACAGATACAGTCAGACTGCTTAAAGGCTTAGAAGAGGTAAATAAACCAGCTCAAGACGAAAAAGAAGAATAGTCTTCATCAAGATGCATGGCAATGATAGATGTCAGGAGTTGTATAGCTTCTGATTTCTCTTCTTCTGTTGCATATGAACATATGAACTGACCAATGAGATTGCCAAACAACAAAATGATGGCCTTATCTTTGTATTTGAAAGTGTAGTTTTTGTCGTAGTCGTTTAGGATCTCGCTGGTCTTTTTAATAAGATCTAAAGTGTCTTCTAGTAAGATCTTTGATTCTTCTTTATTTAGCATAATCTGGGAAGTCTTCTTTAAATCTTTTAAAGATATTTCTTAGTGTTTTGTTTGCTTGTTTGATGTGACCATCGTAGGTTTTCCCATCACCTTTGCAATATTCATAAAGAAAGGATGCTAAAACAGTTTCTAAAGACAAGATAACTGATATGATAGCATCACTTTCTCTATATTCGTTATTTTGTAAGTATTTCAAGCAGCAAAGACTTATTGAGTCCATCAGATCAATCATGATTTCTTCGGATGAGATGTCGTCAAAAAAGTCTTCGTTCTTCATCTAACAATCTTTCCAGATTCTCTTAAATTCTCTATGCATACAAAAACATATGTAGCGAATAAAAATGCCAGAGCAGGTTCATCAGTATAGAGGCATGATACGCAGTATCCAGAGTTTGCAATGATCCAATAGTAGTAGCTAGATACTTTGTCTTTCATATGAAGCAGCGCGCCATAAAGAGCGATTGCAGATAACAACCATAAAAATAGATCCATATAATTCCCTTTTGTTTAAAAACCTAAAATATGTTTACAAAGATTATTTATTTCTTCTGATCTTAAAGATTCTGGCAGGATTATCTCGCATTGACCAGCAAGCCAATGAGTGAAGATGTTGTAAATAATGTATTGAAACTCTTTATCTGCTATCTGAGATCCATCAATGCTTGTTGTTTTATTGGTAGGCCTGATGAGATAGATCTTGTCATATGTTTTTAAGTAGCTTTCTGCAAAATCGACAATATCCGAATTCACTTCCTTTTGATCATTTGCTAAAAGATATATTATATGGTCAATGATGCTTTTATTGCAGATTATGAAGTCAGGCTCATGTAGCTCTGCTTCAAGTTCCATCTGTATCTGCTTGCAGCAAATCCATAACGTACTATTTGCGTTCTGCTTTTCATAGATAGGAAGAGGGCATTGCGATGATGCTCCGTTGACTAAGACAGATGTATAGTTATTCCCTGCACATCTTGCATGCAAAGCGTCACACAAATATCTTTTCCCACTTCCATGAGCACCTACGATTGCTATCTTTTTCATACTAGCTACCGCCGATCTTTTTTTTATTTGACTGGGAGGACTTTCTATAGATAGATTTAGATTGAATTTTTTGATTTAAGAAATCTTTTAATATAGAAGGCTTCGTTTTTTTAGAAAGAATCTTAGTGGCTTTTCCTTTCATCGATTTCTCATCAAGCAATTCCAAAAAGTACTTAGAACGAATGTTTCATTAATATCGCAGCGGTATGTTCGTTCATAGATTCTTACCAGTTAGCAAAGTAAGAAATTGATGACAAGACAAATATCTTAGATGTCAAAAAATACCTCAATCCTTATCGTAAAGAAAATAGTTAAATAAACGGTATATATGACACTCTTTCCGCAGTTATCAGATACTTACTATGTAGACAATGATCACAATATATTGAAGATGATGGACAATACGTACGCTAAGTACATCACCATCAACCAGTCTTTTTGGTCAGAAGCAGATATTGATAACAGATTTGTAGCTGGAGATCAGACTCTTTGGAATGATATATACGGCAACCTTCCTGCCTTTAGAAAGCGGCAGTTCAACTTCAATAGGATGCGCCGTGTCATAAACATGATCACTGGGTATCAAAGGCAGCACAGAAAGTCTACGATGTGCATCCCCGTTGAAAATAGAGGCCAGCAGACTGCAGATCAATTTACAAAGCTGCTTTATCACGTCAACTCACATGGCAACGTACTAGAGACAATATCTGATGCTTTTGAAGGTGCATGTATCTCTGGGATGAATCTTCTTTCTACATGGATGGATTATAGAAGGGATCCTGTTAACGGAGATATTGTAGTAGACAACGTAAGCTACAATGGCTATCTCATCGATCCATACTTTCAGAAGATGGACTTATCAGACTGTAACTCAATCTGGACGAGAAAATACCTTTCTAGAAATCAAATCTCAGCTCTCCTTCCAGGAAGAGAAGATGAAATAAAAGGGATAGCTGGGTGGGGTAACAGAGATGGTAAGTTTCAGTTCTTGCCAGAAAGCTATGCTTATGGACAACAGGATCTGATTATCTATGATGAGTTTTGGTATCTGACCACTCGAAAGCAAAAGATGCTGGTAGACGTGGAGACAGGCGAGACAATAGAGTGGAAAGGCAAAGATGAAGACCTAGAAGAATTCATGAGGCTTTACCCTCAAACAGTCATTCTTAACCAAGAAATTCCTACAACAAATCTAGCTGTCGTCGTCCAAGGCAAGGTCATGTATCATGGGCCAAATCCTCTTGGCATTGATCGCTATCCATTTATTCCTGTCTTTGCTTATTACATGCCTCAGATTCCATATTTCCCCTGGAGAGTACAAGGCGTTGCTAGAGGATTAAGAGATGCTCAGTATCTTTATAACAGGAGGAAGATAATTGAGCTTGATATCCTCGAAAGCCAGGTAACTTCAGGGTTTAAATACAAAGAAAACGCACTTGTAAATCCAAAAGACGTCTTCTTACAAGGGCAAGGTCGCGGTGTAGCCATTAAAGCAGAAGCCCAGATGAGCGATGTTGAGCAGATAATGGCTCCTCAGATACCACCATCCATGATCCAGCTTTCAGAGCTTTTGGGTCAGGAAATAAACCAAATTTCAGGCGTCAACGAAGAGCTATTAGGTTCTGCTGTAGATGACAAAGCTGGCATCCTTTCTATGCTTCGTCAAGGAGCAGGGCTTACAACACTACAAGTTCTTTTTGATCACCTAGACCAAGCTCAGAAAATTCTTGGCGATCTTCATATAGAGATGATACAGGCAAACTGGACACCAGGAAAAGTTCAAAGAATCTTAGGGGAAGAGCCATCACAAGAGTTTTATAACAGAGCCTTTGGAAAATATGATTCTGTTGTAGAAGAAGCTCCATTGACAGCAACTCAAAAACAATTAGCCCTTCAGCAAGCTCTTTATTTAAGAGAAGTGGGAATACCAATACCAACATCATATCTCATCAAGAACATGCAGATTCCAGATAAAGACGAGCTGATGGAAGACATCATGAAGATAGAAGAGCAGCAAACTCAACAACAACAGCAGATGGCTCAGTTACAGATGCAGCAGCTCCAAGTCGATACCGAAACAAAGCTTAGCTATGCAGAGTCACAAAAAGCCTTAGCTGCAGAACGTCTCAACAAGACAAGACTAGATGCCGCTTTGAGCGCAGAGCGTATACAAAGAGCCAACGAAGATAAGACTGCCAGTGCTCTTAATTTGATCAAAGCTGCTAAAGAGTTGCAAGGTATGAGCCTTGATCATTTTGAAAAAGCTATCAATATAGCAAAGCAATTAGGTGAAGATACTGAATCTACAGAAGGCCAAGAACAGCAATCTTCTGTTTCAGAAAGTTAAAAAATGTTATTGAATAAAAACTCCCAACGTGCAAACTTGGGTTTAAATATTAAATTTGCTTAGGAGGCAAAAAAATGTCTAAAAGTTCAAGTATGAAAGACTGGGGGAAAGACAAAACTTCATTCTCTAATCTTCCTCAAGAAGTCCATCATGTCGAATATCCAAAAGATTCACAATATTCTACAGATCTCGATGATACAATGACCGGAATCGATGAAGTCAAGATGCATGGTCAAGGCAAAGTCAAAAAATTCGTATCCAATCAAAAATAATGACAATGATTCGGCCTTCTGGTAAAGCCAGAAAAATAGCAGACAAAATCATGCGTAGTAGGGGCAATAAAGTTGAAGCGGTCAAAAAGCCCAAAAAGACTGTTTTAACAGGTCCCTACTTGCAACATTAGACTAATTTTAAGGAGAGTCATGAAAAAAATCGGTCATGCAGATGCTGCAGAAGATAAAAAAATGTTTAGTAAGATGCTTAAAAAAGCTATGAGTCCTAAAAAAGTGGAAACTCACTTGAAAAAGGACATCAAAGAGCAGAAAAAAGGCATCAAAGACGACAAAAAGCTCATGAAGTCAATGCACAGAGGCAAAAGAGGGTATTGATGTGGAGCCGGCTGATTCTAAAGAGATAAAAGAACCAAGAATTTCTCTAGAAATAGCAAAGAAAATAGCTACAGCCGCTAAGAAAAATGAGGTGTTAAAGAAAAAGTTACGACAGGCCCGTAATAAGTAGCCTTTTTGGGCCTTTTGAACCTTTTGGACCCTTGCTCATACATACTTTTAAAATTTATGATTCTATGCAAAGGAGAGTGCTGTGGTCATAATAAAGAAAGACGATTCTAAAGAGCCGTCAGATAAATACGATTATAATAGATTTGGATCTCATGCAAAGCGTGTAGGTCAAGCGTCTATAGATCTATTGAGTAAAGAGATGCCAACACAAACTGTTGGCGACACCATAGAAGCCTTTGGTCAGCAGTACGCTGATGAGATAGAGAAAACTGTAGAGCAGAACAGGGGTAAGTACAAAGACCCATTCTATATCCTAGTGTTCACCAAGAAAGAATTTCTTATAGTCAACTCACTTAGAAACTGGTTTGTTGCAAGGCAAACAGCTCCTTTTGCATTTGAGATGATGCAGCAATATCCTGAGCATACCAAGACTCTTTATATAGTAGATGCCTCTAAGGGAAGAATTAAGCTTCTTTGGTCATTGCCTGGATTCCATGACTGTATAACAGTAGCCAAGAATCCACATCTATATGCGCCAGAACTTGTAAGATGGATAGAGCTTTGTTTCAATAATAAGCTTGACAAAGACGCCTACACATTTGATGAGGCTATTTAGAAATATTGGTTGAATTCTTTCATGTACTGCTCTAGATCTAACTTATAGTCAGATTCTTCAGCTATATCAATCACACTATAGTAGTGTAGTTTAATAAGTTTTATTAGACTAGCTGCTACTATATCTTTGTTATCTTTTTTAATGAAAGAGTTAGAAACTTCTTCTTTTAAGATAGGCCTAGAAACAATAAGTAATGCAATATAGATTATATCTGGTGGTATATCTTTTTGAAGGCTGTTTATTTTTCCTAAAGCTTCGTTTAAAATATTTACAGCTGCATCCAATTTGTCTTTAATAATGGGAATTTCTTCTTCATAAAACATACTTTACTCAATTTTTTCAGTATCCATAATCAGGGCCAAGCTCTTGACGTATGAGCATCTCTCTCTTCTCTTTTTCTCTTTGAACAAATTCGGAAGATTTTTTGCCTTTTGATCTATTGAAATATGGGCAGATTTTCCTTTTATGAAACTTTAGATCTTTCTTATAGCTAAACCATTCTCCACATCCACTGCATATGTAAGCTATGATCTTATTATTTTTTCTTATAGTTATCTCTTTTCTTTGGATTATGCAGTATTCACATCCATCAGGACCTTGCAATCTAATACCAGGAGCTCTGTCATCAGACACAGCTAATGAGCATAAAAAAATGGGCAATACCATGAACGAAAAGATGTTTTTCATTTTCTATCCCAATTTTCGTTTGTTTTGTTAGACAAGACATAAAGGGTCTTGGAGATTTGAATGATCTTCGATAGCCTAATTTTCATAGAATCAACTGGAGGCAAGTTTCTTTTGTCTCTAATCAATAAACCACTACTGCTTGTATATGTGGCACAAAATGTCCATGTTGTCCTATCTGCAGGTACATATACTTTTTCATCAAATGCTTTTTCTTCTGTTTCTATGAATCTCAGATGAGTTGCCTGGGTGTCTACGAAAATCATATTACTCTCCAAAAATATCTATATCATGTGTAACAAAGGCACCCAATATCTTCAAGTGTGTACGACCATTACATAAAGACTTTACAAACTGTCACTCATAGTGCCTTGACAAAAAATATATCAAATTTATCTTGACAAATCCTAGGTATTTGGATATTGAAAGATTACTTGAAGAAAAAATTTCGCTTTACAGGCGTAACCTGTGTTCTTCAAATAACTTATAGGTGTAAAGCCGGCTCACTCCCGGAAGGAATGCAAAATGTCTGAAGAAGAAAACCCGAGCGTAGAACAGGCCGTCGCTCAAGCCACTGAATCAGAAATTCAGCAGGACGACTCTCAAGCAGAAGTCCAGCAAATTCAAGATCAGAAGCGCGAATCTGACCAAGATTATAACTGGAGAGAAGCTAGGAGGAAAATGGACATACTCGAACAAAAGAATAGGGAGCTACAAGAAAGAGTAAACAATCTATCAAGTCCAAAGTCTTCAGTAGAAGATGACGATCTATCAAAACTCGCAGATGACGATATTGTCACAGCAAAGCAAGCAAGAAATCTTGCTCAAAAGATGGCGAGACAAACAGCAGAAGAAGTCATCAGAAGCAGAGAAGCTGCGACATTAGATGAAAGACTATCTCTTAAATTCCCAGACTTTAATCAGGTATGTACAAAAGAGAACATTGAAATATTTAAACAAAACGAGCCTGAACTCGCAATGTCTCTTGCTGCTTTAGCAAACGATCCATATGCGCAAGCTACAGCTGCCTATAAGCTTTTGAAAAAACATGGTTTAGGGACTTCGGAAAATATGTCTAAAAATAAACAAAAAGCTGAAGAAAACTCCAAAAAGCCTGTTTCAGTCCAGTCGGTGACGAAGCAAAACTCTGCTATAGGCAACGCTCATGCTTTCGAAAATGGATTGACTCCTGAGCTAAGAAAACAACTCTGGAAAGAGATGCAAGAAGCTGCCAAGAGATATTAGAGAAGGCCTAATATAGGATAATTTTTAAAATGAGTATAACGACAACTTCGGTAAAGTAAGTGCCGAAGTAAAACTTTCTCTAATTGACTTGGAAATCCTTAAAAATGGACAACAAGGGAATTGTATGGATACATGCTGTAAGTGCAAAAAAGAAGTCGAAAAATCAGTAACTCAGATACTTAACAAAGTTGAATATAAACTCTGTCAAGAATGTGCTGAGGAAATGATAAAGATATTACTCCCACAGAAAGAAGCTTTGGTCAACAAGCTCTTCGATGAAATGAATGGGATCATTGGCAAGTTTGTAGCTGAAGAGGCATTGAAATTCATACAGCCTGGAGTCGAAGAATAATTGAAGGTAAGATGTGATACATTCATGTGGACCTTGTTGTAGGTTTAGAAAAAGTTATATGTCATGTATCGGAAACGAAGTAACGGGATTGTTATTGATCTTTAATCCTCCGTTTTCTGCAGATGAAAGGGAAGATAATTTTTCTGATCTTGTCCAACAAGTAAATTTCTGTCCCATATGTGGATTCTCATTTCAGCCTGAAATTAAAGGATAACAAGGGCGAACCTCAAAAAGAGGACGCTGAACGACTAAATGAGAAAGCTCCTTAATGGAGATGCGATAGTCTGAACAGTAGCTATATATAAAACTACTGAGGGTGAGTCGAAGAACTTGCCCCGCCAACTGGTTCATTTTTGGAATAAGTTGGTCATTAAAGTAACAGCATGTCTTCCAGCGCCGGTAAAATAATGTGCCGGCTTTAAACTTTGGGTAATTACTTGGAAAGTCTAAACATAAATTCATTTGTATGTTATGCCTATATGGGCACAACAAAGGATGATTTATGCAAGATAACCAGAAGCAAACGCTTTGGGCATATATTGCCGGTATTATGGATGCGGATGGATGCTTTATGATTATGAAACACAATAGAAAAACAAAAAATAAAGAAACTGATAGAGCATTAGCATTTCCAAAAAATTTAGAAAAATGGTCATGCACGCATTTACCTGCTATTAAAATAGCTATGATTGAATCAGAGGCTATATTTTGTATAATGAATGAAGCAGGATACGGAAAATATAATTTCGAAGGCGCTCGAAAAAGCAGACCAAACTCGAAAAGGATTTATCATTGGTACGAAAGAAATAAAATAAAAGTTAAAGATTTCATTTTAAATGTAATGCCATACTTAAGAGTAAAAAAGAAAAGAGCGGAACATTTACTTGAATATTGTGAACACGTAATCAATTATAAAAATCCTTGCTATAGAGGTTGTTCTGTTGAAGAGCTAGAGTACCGAGAGGACATGTATCTTAAGATGCGTGAGCTTAATGGTACTAAAGTAGCTGCAACGACTAACTCCTGAAGACACGAGAGTGTAAGTGATAGTCTAAACTCATAGGAAACTATGAGAGGATGGGTTGAAGTACCTGTCCCGCCTAGAAATAGGTCATGAAAGTAATAGAAATGACAACAGTCGTTCTCATTTAAGCTTTTGTCAGTACCAGTTCCGTACATGATCCATAAGATCCCTGCGGAATTGAAAGCTATGCCACGTAATGGCGGTACTACGCTTAGAATGAGACGATATAACCCATTAGCTACAGCTCCTGTACCTCTTGGGAATACCGGTGTAACACCTGCTCCACAAAACTTGACGGCTGTCAACATCGATGCGCAGATGAATTTTTATGGAACGTATGTTCTTTTGAACGAGCAAGTAACTCTTCAAAACCAAGATCCAGTTCTTAACGAAGCTGCTCAACGTCTTGGCGTATCTTTGCGTCAAACAGAAGACCAGCTTATGAGAGATATGTTGGCATCAACAGCTGCTTTCATCAACTGCGTAGGTGGAACAGATGGTGACAACCCAACAGAGATCACACGAGCAGACGTCGACACTGTCGTCAGAACATTGAGAGGAAACAACGCCTACTCATATCTGACTGGCGTTGAAGGCGAAAACCGATTTGGAACAGCTCCAGTACGTGATGCTTACTTTGGCCTTGGACACACTGATCTTATCGGACAGTTGGACGGAGTCAATGGATTCATCCAAAAATGGAACTATCCAAACCAACAATCTACCCTCGATGCAGAATGGGGAACAGTTGCAAACTTGCGCTTCCTTCTTTCTTCTATTGGGTCGATTACACCAAATGCGTCTTTGCTTGGTGCGAACGTTTACAACATCTTCTGCTGCGGCCGCGAAAGCTTTGCTGCTATTGAGCAAGATGGATACTCAGCTCAGTTCATTTACAGACCGCCGATCTATGATGGGCCTCTCGCTCTGAACTGCTCTGTAGGTTATAAGTTCGCTGAGGTACCACGTATCCTCAACGATCAGTGGATTAAATATAGAGTCCACTCTAAATCTTCTCTAATTGACTTGGAAATCCTTGAGGCTGCATAGCAAAGGACAACAAGGGGGAAGTATGCTAGACAAATGTTTAAAATGTAACAGAGAGGAATCTAACAAAGATAATTCATCTAAGTTAGAACCGTATGGCGAATATTATTTGTGCAGAAAATGTTATAGGCCACTCTTTAAAGCTTATTTTAAATACATTGAATTTGGGCAGAAATTTTACAAAGAAATAATGTCTAGAGTACACCCTGAACGACTAAATGAGAAGAGTGATGAAGAAAAATGCCCTGTACAGTCAAGCACAGGGACTTTTAAGTTTGAGGGACCATAAATCAATATGGCCTCAAGTACTTTATCACATGCGATAGTCTGAACACAACGAATAAATGAAGGTTGTGAGGATGGATCGAAGAATCTGTCCCGCCTAGGAAACTAGGTCATGAAAGTAACAGATGTGTCTAAATTTACGCTGCACGTTGGCATAAGGAGGTAAATTAATATGAGTACACCTATTCATGCTATGCTAACCGGGACGTTTGTCTCTAACGGATCAGCGAGAGCTATTTCGCTACCTTCCGGGTATGATGTCTTTGAATTGGTCAACATCACCGATATTGGCGATGCTGGTGCAACCACCCAAGTTATGAGAGCTAAAGGTTATTCTTCTCTCCCAGCTGGGTCTGCATATTTAAACTTGAAAACCAACGGTGCTGCAACATTGGCAATTGAGTCGATGATTACAACTGGTGGTTTTACTTTTGTAACTGATAGTGGATTACAAACCCCAGGGGCTGCGGTTGCTGTAACAGCAATTACAAATGCTTCTCCTGCTGTTGTTTCGTCTGCATCTCCTGCTGTTGTAGGCGATGTCATTAGATTGACTGGAACAACAGGGATGCTTCAAGTTGGCGGATGGGATTTCACAGTCTCTGCTGTCAACCCAGGCGTGACGCAATCCATCAACAACTTGCCAGCTGCTGGTTTCTTGGCTGCTGCAACAGATGGTGCGATTCGTGTAATTCCATTTAACCCACGTTTTTATCCTGCTAACCGTCGTATCACCTGCATGACTCTTGGTGCTTCGACTGTCATCGGCTTGAACGTAACGCATCTTTTTACCGTAGGACAAAAAGTACGTATTTTGATGCCAGCAGGGTGGGGATGCCCACAAATCAACGGGTTGCTTGGAACTATCACAGCAACAGGAACCGCTGTCAGCACGAACGTCAACACAATCACAGTTGATATTGATTCTTCAGCCTTTACTGCATTTGCGTTCCCAACGAGCGCAGTTGCTGCACTAGGAACTGGAGTACCAGAAGTTATCCCAGTTGGGGAAGCTGCACAAGCTCCTTATCAAAACCTCCTTGATGATGCTACACAGAATATCTCTGCAACTGGCGTTATCATTGGTACTGGCGTACAAACTACTGGGAAACTTTATCAGTGGATTGCTCGCAAAGGACAGTCGATTTAGTAATTAAGTTATTAAGTCACATGTCTTTCGTTTATTTTGACTAGTTTGGCCCTCTTCAGAAATGAAGGGGGCTATTTTTTTCTTTAAATATTAGACAATATATGATTTATTTCAGACATAGGGATAAAAGAGAGGATACCTATGTCAAGAACAAAAAATAGTATTGATAAAAAAGTTGAGAGCAAGGCAGAGATTTTAGCTCCCACAGAAGAAGAAAAAAACATCTATGCTCCTAAATCAAAGAAGCAGTTGTTGGAAGAGAAACTAAGGCCTTTCATTGAAGAAGAAACGAAATTAGTAAAAGGAAGATTCAGAAATTACGAAACTCCAGGTGGATACGCCAATATTTATTGCGGAAAGTATCCAGGAGTTCCTCATTTTAAAAGGATGTTACTAGATGGCGAAGTCTATGAAATTCCTTTGTATGTAGCAAGATTCTTAAATGGTGTTGATGTAACAGCAAAAGCATGTGATGAAAGAATTAATACATGCTCATATGTAGTCCATTCACATAATTTTAAAAAAGATAGCGAGATGGTTAGAAGCTTCCAAGATGAAAACGGAAATCTTATTACGCCTGAAACAAGTAAAAAATTTGTTAAAAGATACGGCTTTGAATCTCTTGAATTTGATAAGGCGGTATAGCACTAATTTATGACATTACAGAGCGGGGCAAGTGAATTAAAAAAAATATCCTCTGAAATTCCTGTCTTAGACAGTCAAAATTTCTCAATAAATTTTTATAATACTCTCCTTGACTCATTTGCCTCGCCATTTTTTGGTCAATATATTACCAGAACCTTAAGGATTTAAAATGCCAGCTCCTAATACCTTGCAGGACATCATAAATAAAGTAAGAAGAATAACAGGACGTCCGAGCGCAGCAGAAATCACAAACGATCAAATAATAAATTATATAAACACATTCTATATCTATGATATGCCAGAGCATCTTCATCTGCAGAGTCTTAGATATAACTACCAGTTTATAACGAATCCAAACCAGCAAGTTTATGATTTCCCAAAAGAACTTTACTTAACAAATATGCCGCCAGTATTTATTGCTGGTTATCAGTCATATATGACCCAGTCTAGAGAGAATTTCTTTAGAATTAATCCAAAGCTCATGATGAATCAGGCGTCTGTTGCAACTGGAAATGGTACTCCTGGTCCATATACTTTTACTCTCACACAAACTCCAATTACTAGAGGTTTCAAGCCAAATCCTCCAGGAGCTTACTCGACTTCTGTTATAGGAACAAACTCAGACATAGCTCCTAAAGACATAAACTGGAACGTATTGATTTCGTCAAATATATCCAATACATCTTGTACTTCAGTTGTTGATGATGGAAAGGGAAATTTATTCGATATCAATGCTGCAAGTTCAGATCCAGCAACAGCTATAGGAACCATAGATTACTTTACCGGTGCAGTAACAGTAACATTTACATCCAATATTCCAAATGGAACCCCAATTAATGCTCAATATGTTCCATATGTAGCCAGTCGCCCTCAGAGCGTTGTTTTCTATCAAGACCAGTTTATACTATATCCGATACCAGATCAGGCCTACACGGTCAGTTTTGAGGCCTACAAATATCCGACTGCCTTCCTATCTGGAGTTGCAGACTTAGCTACCTCTCCTCAACTTGCTGAATGGTGGCAATTATTGGCTTATGGAGCTGCAGACAAAATATTCGCAGACAATGGTGATATAGAAAACTTGCAAAAATTCAGACCATTGCTTGATGAGCAAATGAAGTTAGTGACTAGAAGAACCATAGTACAACAAACATCAGAAAGATCGGCGACTATTTATACAGAACAAAGCCAGCTTTCTCAGTTTCCTTTTGGGAATATGTTTGGAGGTTTCTAAACATAAGTGGAGTACGAGAAGAAGTTTTGGATTAAATCAAGGGTTCCAACTGGTTTAAGTAAGTGGCCAAAAGCTAAAAAGAGACATATTATTCCAGTAGAATCACATCAGCAAATAAAGCAACTTCTAGATGAAGGTAAAACTTTTCAAGATGTTGCTTTAATGATGGGGTGCTCTGCAGCAACAATTAGAAAGCTGAAAGAAACTCTTTAGAAGAAATCCATGTTCGCATATTTTAAAGAAAAAACTTAAGTAGGTAATTTATGGTTTATCTTCCTGGGATTCCAAATGCTACAGACATACCTTCAAACTCTCAGCCACAAATAAAAGAAAACTTTACTCAACTCAATACTCAATTTAGTGTAGAACACGTAGCTTTTAATGCTGCATCTGGTAATGGACAGCATCTTGGAATTACTCTTCCTCCAAATCCTGCTGGTTTAGCATTTCCTGCTGGGACAAACTGGCAAATTAGGCATGATTCAACAGGAGTAGCTCCAAATAACAAAGAAAGTATAGATGTTATAGCTCCTGGACCAAAATATTTCCCAATTCCTTTAAGGCATACTTATACAGCAATAGTTATACCAGCAAATACTGCTAACATAAATTTGTTGGATTTAGCAACAGCAAATTTGGGTGCAAATGCTTCTGGAACACTTCATCTTTATGATGCCACATCTCCTGGAAGATCTATATTTACAACTTTTGTGTGGTTAAGTGGTACTGCATATCTACCAGGAACATCTGGTCAGCTCGTTTCGTCTAACTCGTGGCAATATTTTGCAATGGCTGGAACTGTATTGAGATTGCACACAAATGGTTCAAACCCTGCAGGATCTGGAACTTTAATTATTACAGAATCTAGGACTACATAATGTCATATCAACCTCATTATATTGCGTCTTTTGAGAATGATTCTGGATTTTCAAATTATTATGAGCCATTTCTTCTTCCAGAAAAAGCATTTCCTAAACTTGAAGACGCTGTTTGTTGGAGAGGTAAAGTAAAAAGAAATCCTGGATATCAATTTTTAGGTAGATTACGAAGATCATTCACTACGGCTTCATTGGGAAATAGTGGAGCTTCTCCTTGGACTTTTAATATTTACACAACTCTTGTAGCTCCAATTGGTCCAATAACTGGAGAGCCAAATGCTCAAATAGAAACAGACGCAATAGCAGCTCCAGATCCATTAACCAATCGTTTGACGATAGCAATAGGCGTTATAACTTTTGTTGATCAAGGTGACGGCACTTTATTGAGCGCAACTCCAGGAAACTCCGGGACAATTAATTATGTAACTGGATCTGTGACTCTTACTCATACAGCTGGAGCAGGTGTAGCAACAACGATCTCTTTTGCTTATTTCCCTGGAATGCCAGTTATGGGATTAAGACTTCGTGAGTTACCAGCCATTAACTCAGAAGACATGATCGCCTTTGACCAAAAATATGCATATATATTTAACCAGGTGAATAATGAATTCCAAGAACTTCTTATAGGGACTACTTGGAGTGGGTCTAATTCTGAATTTTTCTGGTCTACTAATTATTATAAAAACGCGAATGGCTCACTTTTCTGGGCTACAAACTCCAATATGACTGGAGCAACGCAAGATCCTATAAGGTACTATGATGGAGTTGCTTGGACTACATTTGCTCCTCTTATCACTGCTGCTGATACATTGTATCAATCAGAAATAATACTTCCTTACAAGGGCAGGTTATTATTCTTAAATACATGGGAAGGTACGACTGTAGGAGGAATTGGAGCTGCTACTAATTTTCCTCAAAGAGTTAGATGGAGCTGGTTTGGTGATCCATTAAACGTAGGCGCATTTAGAAGTGATCAGGTTGGTAAGGGTGGATATCTCGATGCTCCAACACCTAATGAAGTAATCATTAGTGCAGAATTTGTAAAAGATACTCTAATAGTAAAGTTTGAAAGATCTAGCTGGAAGCTTGTTTATACAGGGAACGAAGTCCTGCCATTTGTATTCCAACAGATCAATAAAGAACTTGGTAGTGAGAGTAAATTTTCATTAGTCCCATTTGATGAAGGAGTCTTTTCTATATCAAATTATGGTGCTACAACTGACGATTCTGTCAATGTTGAAAGGATTGATGTTCAGATACCAAATACTGTGTTTAAATTTGGGAATAGTAATGAAGGCACTATTAGGGTCCATGGAGCTAGAAATTACTATGATGAGTTAACTTACTGGACATTTGTAAACCCCAAAAATGATTCAGATTACATTTATCCAAATAATGTTTTAGTATTAAATTACAGAAATCATAGCTATGCGATCTTTAGAGATAGCTTCACTTGTTATGGAACATTCCAATACAGAACTTCCAAAAACTGGTCTCAGTTAAATGATTTTAACTGGGCACAGTGGAATAGTCCTTGGAATACAGCATATCTACAGAGTCTTTTTCCTGATTTAGTTGCTGGTACGCAACATGGTTTTGTTGAAGTTTTAAGTTCTTTAACTGGTCCAACAGGAAACAATGAATCTTTGTTTTTAAAGAGCGTTAGTGCTGCATGGGTATTTACAATTCCAGATCATAATCTAGAAGACAACGATATCATAAAAATTACTGGGATAGTCAATAACGGACTGGCGGGTCCGTCTGCGTTAAATGGCTACACATTTTTAGTATCAAGATTGACTAAAGATACAGTTTCTTTGCAGGTATATGCAGGTGGAATATTCCAAGATGTTGCCACATTTTTCTCTACGTCTGGAACGACATATCTAGGTGGCGGTGTAATAACAAAGATTAATGGATTCGATATAGTCAGCAAAGTCTTCGTCCCATTTTACGAAGCTGGTGGACAATGTAGACTTGGATATTTAGATTTCCTTCTTGATTATACAGATAATGGAGAATTTAAAAGTGATGTGTACATAAACGAAGACACATCTTTATCTATGACTGATTCTTCAGTAAACACCTGTCTTACTGGAACGAATACAGTGTTGACTAAACCAGAAAACTTAACCCTCATACCATTTCAACAAAATCAAAATAAGATTTGGCATAGACAGTTTGTCCAGATTGTATCACAGAATTTCCAGATAGAGATGAGTTTGTCTCCAGAACAAAACGCAGATCTCTCTATTTCTTGTGAGGATTTTGTGTTACATGCTTTGGCAATTTATCTATCTAAAAATGCAAGGCTTGTACAATGACATTTGGACCAACTGATTCTCAAGCGGCCTTTCTTTCTAACTACGAGGTCTTCCCAACTGACAACGATAATCATCTTCAGATAAAGCTATCATCATTACATTCAGATATAGCTAACTGCATAAACATACGAGAGATAGGTCTATATCAGGATGATCAAGAGCTTTTAACTGGTCAGCAATTTAGTATTCCTGGAAATAACCAGAAAAAAAACTTCGCCTTTAGAAAAATCTTTTATTTTGGCGCTATAGCTTCAGGGGCTACTTTATCCACAAACCATAACATCACTGGATTTACTCAATTTACTAATATCTATGGCACGATCATCACTGATGCAGTTGACTATAGGCCTATACCTTATGTTTCTGTTGCCGTAATAACAGATCAGGTAGCGGTTCGAATTACTGCAACACAATATGTAATAGCTAATGGAGCTACTGCTCCTGCGATTACTTCTGGGATTTTGGTATTGGAATATCTTAAAAGCTAAAAAATTCTAATCAAAATAATTTCTTAGATGTTACAGTAAAAAAAATTCTAGAAATAGAGGTCAATATGAGTTGGATGATACCTGCAGCAATGCTAGGTGCAGCTGGAATATCAGCTTTTGCTGGAAGGAAAAGTTCTCAATGGGGCGGTTCTCAAGGAAAGTATAAGAAAATAGAAACTCTTTCCAACAGACAAAAATCTGCTCTACATGACATTTTAAACCACCCAGAAAGAAGATTTGATTTTGCTTCACAACAGCCATTGTATACATCTGGCGTTCAATACTTACAAAATATTCTTGGTCAAAATCCAGAAGCAATGAAGCAATTTGAAGCTCCAGCAATGAGACAATTTAATGAGCAAATTGTTCCTCAGCTATCAGAAAGATTTTCAGGACTTGGGGCTGGGAGTTCATCAGCTTTTAATCAAACAATGGGCCAGGCAGCAACAGGTCTTTCAGAAAGGCTAGCTGCTTTAAGAGCGAATCTTGGAATGCAAGCTCTTCCAATGGCTTCTATGTATGCTCAAATGCCATTTGAAGAACAATTTAAAACTCTTTCTTTAGGAATGGGAACTCCAGCATTTGGTTACTATGGACAACCAGGATCACAAGGATTTGGCCAAGGTTTAGCTGGTAGTTTGGCTCAAGGTGGATCTAATGCGCTAAGTATGCTAGCTATGATGAAAATGTTCGGGGGATAAAATGGTACAATATTTCGGCATGATGCCTCGCACTCCATCGATAATGGAAGCTATAGGTCAAGGTTTAGCATCTGGTATCCAATCTGGCACTCAGATGGGTCTTTCTGCTAAAATGCAGCAGATGTTTGAAGATCAAGCTATGGCCAAACAACAATCTTATAATGCTAAGCAGAATTTATCCCTATTCGGTAATGAATATGGAGGAGTTGATCCAAGAATAGCAGCTTCAGTTCATCAACAGCAGTTAGAGTATGGAAACCTCCAAGCATTAAATGATGCTTTTAAAGAGTTGCAAGGTGAACCAAGAGATATAGGATTTAGAGGACCTCAAATGGCACGCACTCTGCCGGCCGGAGAGGCGCCAATGCTTCCATATGAGGATATGCCCGCTGAAGAGCCAATAGCTCAACCTGAGTCATTTAAAGCGCCTTCTGATCAAATTCCTAAACAAGTGGCTAAAGAACCTCTATCTTATGAGCAAAAAGTAGATAATTTGAACAAATGGTATTCAGCTAATTCTGCTAGGCTTGGTCCTAAAGGCCAGAAAATGCTTCAAGCAACATATAATAGGCAGCTTGACCAACTGGCTAAAGAAGAGTCTATTGCAGAAGCAAAAAAGTCTAGGCAGTTGAAAGAAAGAACTACTAAATTTTCTCTAGAAGCTCCAGCTAGAGAGACAATTAAAAAAATTGATGATGAATATAATGCTACATTAAAGAAAAGGCCTATATTCAAAATCATGGAATCTAAAGCACCTGAGGTACAACCACTTTCTGTTTTGAGAAGATATTTTACAGAACGGTTTGACCTTCCTATAGGTGCTTTGTTAAATCCAACAGAGCAATCATTAGAAAAAATTTCAAATATGCTGTTGCGTGGAATTGGTTCTGATTTTAAAGGTAGAATATTGCAGAGTGAGGTCGATACATATTTAAAATCTAATCCAGGGTTATTCAATACACCAGAAGGAATGCAGAAATTAGCAAAAATTTCTATGGCTCTTGATGATATTGCCGAGAAACGATGGGACCTAAAAAATAAAATTGTAAAACAATATAAAAAGGCTGGAGAAATTCTTCCAGAAGATCTTGATACACAGATTCTTGAGAAATCATCGGAATTTGCAAGCGATGCATATAAAAAAGTTGAAGATATAATGAATGTCAAGGGCCTAGAAAAGAATATGGAAGAACTCATACCTGTTGTAGGACCTGATGGAAAAAATTATAAATTGCCAATGAAATTTTTAGAAAAAGCAGAATCTGAAGGTTATAAGAGACGATGAACGAAGATTTTAGAAAATATCTAATACCAGATAATACAGATTCTACAGCACCTTCTCAATCAGAAGATTTCAAAAAATATCTAGTTCCTGAAAGAACAAAAAAAGAAGGCGCATTAAGAAATGTTGGAAGAACTATAAAATCAGTAGTTTCTCCAATTGCTGGAAGTTTTGGTGACATCCAAGATTTGTTACTTTCTTTAACTTCAAAGGCATACGGAGTGGATCCAGAGAATGTAAAGAAATATCTACAAGGATTAGCTTCTGATGATGAACAAATGGCCTACCTTTCTCCTACAACATCAGAGGTAAAAGAAACAATAGAAACAGCAGCTCCATCTCTTAAGCCAGAAACTCCAGGAGAAAAAACATACGAAGAAACATTAGAACTAGCATCAACTTTAGCGAATCCAGTTTTTGGGAAAGTAGGATTAGGAAGAGCTGCTTTGGGAACAGCTGCTGGAATGGCAGCTAAAAAGGGTGCTGAATTAATTGGCACTGGAGAAACAGGACAAGAATTGGCTAAGAATATTTCTTCGATTATACCTCTTGTTGTCTCAGGGAAATTAAGACCAACTTCTTCAGAATCAAAAAAACTTTATGAAGCAGGTAAAAGAGTAGGATTAAGTGATAAAGAGCTTACTCCTTTACTAGTATCCGAAAAAAAGCTAGGAACTTTAGGTAAATTTGCTAAACAATCACCTAAAATAACAGAAAGAATGCAAAATGTCGAATCAACTTTGGGTGATTTTTATAAATCTATAAAATCTGATGCAAGAACTTACCAACCTTATACTCCAAAACAAACAGAAAACCTTCTATCAAAAATGGAAGATATATCGCATTCTTGGAAGCAAACATTAAAAGCAGCACCAGATAAAGAAGCTGCTATAAAATATCTTGATGAATCTATAGATAATCTAAAAAAATCAGGAGCTTCTCCAGAATCGCTAATCAACTTTTATCAAGATATAAATGCTGCGGTAAACTGGAGATCTATAAAAGGAGGAAAAAAAGAGCTTTCTGAAGTTAAAAATGCAGTTTTAAATTCTTTGAAAGAATCCTCACCGAATCTTGCAAAAGATTTTGAATCAGCAAATAAAATGTGGTCAAAGTTAGAAAACTTCCGATCTAAAGTAGGGTGGGGTAATCTAGAAAATTATATTTCTTTAGGTGAATTTGCTCCATTGCTCTATGGAATTGCATCATTTGATATGCCAGGACTTATGAAAATATCTGCTGGCATAGTAGGAGCCAAATCAGCTAGAAGAATTGCCACTGAATTACTTACTAATCCATCATGGCAAAGTATTTCTAGAAATTCGATGAAGGCAGTAGAAAAGAACAGCCCAAGGATAGCATCCTTGGCTTATAGGCAATTAAAATCTAAGGTTAAATCTGAATTTCCAGAAGATTATAAAGAGATAAAATGGCCTAAATAGCTAAATTTCATCTACTGGATCAATAGGATAATTCCGTTGGCCGCCGAATGCTAAACACATTCCGAAAAATATCGCGATGTAAAGAGCCATAATATTCATAAAAATCTCCTATCATTTTCATTGTTAAAGATTGTTATCAGCTCTTCAATTTTCCTAATCTATTTCTTCTGCTGGGTGAAATATGCAACACCAAAGAACAAGAACGCATGGAGTTATAAGTATATAATCAATTATTGACATATATCAACCCATAAATAACTAAACTTCGTCAGAAACATCATACCAAAATAGATAATTAAATATAGGTAAAATAATCATTCCAATTGCGGCGATAGCAATGATTGGCAAAATTATATCGATTATAGCTGTTTCAAATAAAAATGACAACAGACTATACATGTTCTCCACCTACTTGAATAATGCAAGGCCAATAAAATAAACAAATATCAATATTCCTATAACATATAACATGTTTTCCATCATTTGGTTTTTTGCGCCTCAATTAATCTGTTATGAAAATCTTTCATCTCAAATTTGATGGCATCGATATTTCTATCCATGGCGTCAAGTCTTCTGTCCATAGCCTCAAGTCTTCTATCTGTATCTTTAAGTTTCTTATCTGTCGATTCTGAATATATCTTAATCATTTCTGCGGTATCTTGTTTAAACCATCTCAATATAATAAGTATGCTAGTGAACATACCTAGGATTCCAAATATTTTACCCATTTTTTTTCTCCTTAATTTTTTCTTCTAAGTAACATAGTCTTGCATGGTAATCTTTTGAATCTGCATATATTTTTTCTCGAAAAACTTTCGTTTCTTCTTTTAATTTTTCGATATTTGATATATCAATTTCATGTTTCCATATTTTTTTATCTAAATTTAGATACACAAAGAAAATTGTCGCAAATATTACAACAAAGAATAATTGCAAAACTGATGCAGTAATTTCGATTTCCATATTTACTCCTCTCAACCATGATTTATAGACCTACCATAGCCGCTGCTGTTTCTTGATAGTTAACAGATCTCCTAGCGTATCCCATCATAACATCATATGACCTATGACCAGTTTGCTTCATTATCAAATCAGGAGGAACCTTATTCTTCACTGCTTGAGTCACAAATCCAGCTCTTAAGCTATGACCAGAATACTGCTCAGCGCCTTTATCCTTGATATACTTATTTTGCTTAATGATCAAAGCTACAGTATATGGGTCAAGAGGCTGGTTAAACATTATATTGTTGTATGATATTTTGGGGAAAAGAACACCAGATTTGATCTCAGAGAGCTCAAGCCAATCATTCATTGCTCTGATAGGACAAGTCAGTCCATTTGAACCATATGGTATGATTTTCTCCATACCTTGACCTTCCTGGTCTTCCTTCGATTTCCTAAGTAGCACTAAGATTCCGTCTCTGCTAAATGTGAGGTCTTCATATTTTATTGCCACAAGCTCAGACTCTCTAAATGCACCAGTAAATCCAAGCAGTAGAAGAGCTCGATTCCTGTATCCGCACATATTATAGAATCCATATTTGTCTACCAGTTGGATAGAGTTGATCATCCCTTTTAGATCTTCTATAAGAATGGGAGTCTTTTGTGTTGGTCTTCGATAAACGCTTTTCCTAATACCTGTAAGAACTTTTTTGACTTTTGGCTTATTCATATCTATGTGGAACCCAAGCTCTCTATAATGGCTCAAAATTCCAAACATGAATGTCTTTGTTCCAGTGATCTTATATCCAAGCTTTGTCCTGTGTACTATAAAAAGTACGATGAGGGCCTCTTTTTCTAAAGTTGATATAGGATCTATGCCAACTTCTTTGGTCCATTGCAAAAATGTGTTCCATCCACGCTCATAAGATTCTTTTGTATTCTCTGAGAAAAAATTATCAGCATATTCATTTGCATTTTCTATCAGTTGTTTGAGCAAAGCTGAATCATATTTTTCTATTGTGATTAGATCTTGTTCCGCCATATGACTTCTCGAAGCTTATTCATGTTAATTAAAATTTTCTCTCACATACGATAGATATTCTATAGGGAAACTTGGTAAATTTCAATACTTATCGAGGTTTACTAGAATGTAGAAAATTCGAAAGAAGACATATCTATTCATAAAGTTTGGACATATAAAAATTTAAATGTCTTGGCAAACATTTTTTTTGACACATGTCTATCTTCATGTTAAGGTGAGATTAAAAGACAACCTCGAGGTTAATATGGTTCAAAAAATCAAACAACAGGCTGAGTCTCTTTCTGGACTTCCACAGCCTTTAGTTTCTCAAGCCGCAAGTCCTGTTATTGCATCACGCGATCCAACAACTAGCGATACTGGATATTCATTAGGCCAACAATGGGCCAATAAAGTGTCTGGTAATTTCTTTGCTTTGGCATCAAATGCTGGCGGAGTTGCTACTTGGACAACACTAGGATCTGTTTCTAGCACATTCACAACAATCACGGCAGGAACATTTGCTACATCAACAGCAGCAACAGCAATTACTCTTTCCAGCGGAAACGTGTTTACTGGTACAGGATCTAATGCTGCAGTAGGCTTCACATTCACGCCAAAAGGCGCTGGTGGCATGACTCTGACGACAGGGACACTTACTCTTTCGTCTGGCAACCTAGTTCTCACTTCTGGAGATGCCACATTGACAGCAGGAAATCTTACTTTGACATCAGGGAACGTAGTTTTAACTTCAGGATCATTAACTTTGACTTTAGGTGATGCTACATTGACAAATGGCAACCTGATCTTAAGCACAGCTGGAAAAGGGATTAGTATAAAATCTGGAGCTAATGCTCGGATAGGACAAACGACACTTGTTTTAGGAACTAAGGCAGTAGCGAATACATCTGTAACAGCTAACACAAGAGTATTTGTTTCAAGATCAAGCAAAGGTGCTTCAACTGCAGTTGGCGCTCTAGAGGCAGTTATAAACGCAGGCGTAGGCTTCACAGTCAACTCACTTGTTCCAGCCAGTGGAGCAGTAGAAACGAACGATGTATCTGTAATCGATTGGATGCTCGTTGAATCTGCATAAAACTTATAAGGAATTAAACTATGGCCTACGGGACAAGAGTAAATTTTGAAGAATTGAGGTCATTAGCTTTCGGTGGCATAGGTGTTAACTATGCCGCTTGTGGCTCAGCAACAACACACAGAGCTAGAATTATCACTTTTTTCAACCAGACAGATAAAGAAGTCTTCATATCTTTAGATGGAGTTACGACACAAATCTCTCTTCCATCTGGTGTAGGACACGTTCTTGATCTTACTGCCAATAAAGTTCGAGATGATGGTCTATTCATAAAAGACGGGACTATCTTCTATGTCAAACAAGGCAGTGCAGGAGCTCCAGCATCTGGAAAAGTAACAATTCAAGTTCTTTATGGCGATGGAGGCATTTAATGTCTCAGATAACAAAAATCTTTGATGGAACGATCAAACCAGATATTGAGACTCTTACTGGAGATACAGGTGGTGCGGTATCAGCAGATGCAGCATTTAATATAAATCTGTTAACTGGTGATGGCCTTACATCAACCGGAAACCCAGCTACAAATACCATAACTTTCACTTTAGACAGTTTTGTCACTGGAACTGGTCAAACTGTAGGTGCTGTGACAGCTGATTTGATTACGTTTTCTATGGGAGCAGTCGCTGGAATGAGAATCCTTGAAGCAAAAATAGAAGGGTTCGAAGCAACTGGTCCAAATGGCTGCGCATACAATTTAATTTGCGGAGCAAGGACTTCTGGCGCAGCTGCAACTGTGGTAGGTATTCAGGATAAGTACATAGCCGAAGATGCTGCTGTAGTAGGTGCAGATGGTAATTTCGTAGCATCAGCCAATAATATTGTAGTTCAAGTAACTGGAGTTGCTGGCCTCACAATTAACTGGAAAGCAACATTAACTTATGTAGGTATATAATATGCCAGGCTTTGACAACTCTGTTGTTTATTTTGAAAAGGGAATTGATCCTAGGGGTGTAAGCCCTGTAGTCAATCAAATGACCACAGGTAAATTGCTTATAGGGTCGTCTGTCTCCCCTTATGTAATATGCAATACTCTTACACAAGGAAATGGTCTTACGATCACAAATGGAGATGGCAGCATTACATTAGAGGCTACTTTTGCTTCTGTAGCAGAAACAAAAGCTGGCACATCTGCTGTGAAGGTACTAAACCCAGCGGATCTTTATGGATACATGACAGATCTTAATTTAACTGGATTTGTTTCGTGGACAGGAGCTGGAAACTATTTTGATGATACGACATTAGGCTCTTTTTCAGTTTTGCGAGGCGGTACAGGATATATCAAAGGTAAACTGGTATCATGGGCTGGCCCTCAGACTGTTGCAGGCTTAACAGCCGGCAATACTTACTATATATATATCGATAGCACTGGAACCATTGGTAGCACTGCTACAAGGACAGATCAGCTTTTCATTGATAATATTGTCTTGTTCGAATGCTTAAGAGATAGTACTCCAGTCACAAATAACCAGGTGACAGTAAAAGAAAACCACCCTTATGACTATCCAGCAACTGTTTCTAACTATGAGCACGATAACATTGGTACGTTGATAGAGAATAACAACAATGGTGCCAACATTACTCTTAATGGAACGCAAAAGATACAGATTAATGGAGCAGATGTTTTATCAGATCATGGCCTTGAGACTGCTATCCCAGATAGTGGAGGAGTTGGTGTAACATGGATTAAGATGTACACAAATGCTGGTGGGAAATGGGCTAGATTTAGTTCTTCAGATACATTTACTGGAAATTACAACAATGCCGGTACACCTACGGCTTTAGGAGCAAATAAATTTGGAGTTTATACTCTTTATGTTTCTAAAGACACATTAACAACAACCACGCCAACGTATTTTGCCGTTCTTGATACTTCTCAATATAATAGCCAAGGTCTAGCATCAACTGCCATTTCTAATGGCACTGTAGCATTAGCCAGCAATGAATTAAGAGCTCTTGAGATATGCCAACTTGGATATATCATATATAGCCAAGCATCAAACTCTATTGTTCAAGTAATAATATCAAAAGCAACATTGAGGGCGACTGTTTCAACAACTGGGACTAACCAGGCATCTTTAGTAAATACAATAACAACAAATTTCAATGGTTGGCTGTCATCATCAGATACTAACGTACAATCTGCTTTGGATACTCTTGATGACTCTCAAAGGCTAACTATAGTAACTGGAGCAACAGCTAACTTAGTAGTAAATCAAGGTGCAATTGCAAATAGAGCGACTTTAGTAACACTTACACTTCCAACAACTATCAAAGTTGGCGATACAATAGAAGTAGTTGGTATGGGTGCTGGTAAATGGACTATTGCTCAAAATGCTAACCAATCGATTCATTTCCAAGACATAACGACAACAATTGGAGTTGGCGGATCTCTTTCCGCTTCGCTTCAGTATGATTGCGTTAAATTGATTTGTACAGTTGCTAACTTAGAATTTGTAGTCGTTTCTAGTTGCGGAAACTTAACATACGTATAAGGTGATATATGAAAATTAGTGTAGATGATCAGGAATTATTCAGACTTTCAGAAACACAAAAAAAAGTCATCAAGAATGATATCCATGAAGACATCTTTGATTCTGATATGAAAAGAAGATTGAACTGGGTTCTTATGCATAAATATGAAAGATGCATGGAGAGACTTAAATCTGAATGGATGCCAAAAATCAAATCAAAACATGCAATGATACCATCGGATGATGATGCATTGGCTGAGTTGATTTTTTCTGATCCAGAATATAAAAGCCGAAAAGCTAGAGATTTAGAATCTGTAAAATAATTTAGGTGATTATGCCAACAAAAAACTCATGGAATAATGCTGTCATTGATGCCAACGTGACCTTTAATGGCGGGACTGTCTCTATTGGTACAGATGCAACTTCTGGAGCAATTAATATCGGTACTGGATCTGCCGCTAGGACAACTACCATTGGCAATACAACTGGGGCATCAAAATTAGATCTGAAATATGGCACCGCAGATTTTTCTCTGGCTTCTGCATCTGGGAATACAATGGTAGCCTTGGATACTGGAGAAATAACAAAGCCTCTTCAGCCAGCATTTCTTGCTTATTTAGCATCTACTGTGACTAATGTAACCGGAAATGGAACTTCATATACTTTAGGTACCGGAACCGCATTAACAGAAATTTTTGATCAAGGATCTAATTTTAATACCAATGGTACATTTACTGCTCCAGTTACGGGAAGATATTTTTTAACGTCAGCTGCAAGGGTTATTGGAGTAACTGCAGCAACTGCACTGAATGTGGTTATAAATACTTCAAATAGAAGATATGAAACTGCTACACCACAAAGGTCTCCTTCTAGTGCGGATTTGTTAGATAAATTTTCTACATTAGCCGATATGGATGCCGGAGATACTTTTACAACACTTATTACTTCTTTTGGGGAAGCTTCTGCAACTGATGATGTATATGGGACGGCAACAGATCCTTGGTCATTTATGTGTGGTAGTTTAATTTGCTAAATTTTGGATTTATAAATGAGCACACAATTTACATCAAATAATCCAACTTCTTACTTTGGTATCCAGCCAACGACTCCTGGTCAGAATTGGTATCGTAGACGTGATCCAAACTCAACAGATTACAAAGGATATGCTATAGGAGATCGCTGGATCAATTTAGCATCATCTTCAATCTGGGCATTAGTTGGAAATTCAGCTCATGTAGCTACTTGGGTTCCTCTTGGAGGAGGAAGTACTGCTATAGCGACTCTCACTCCAGATGCTGGAGTAGCTGTCACTCCTACAGCAGGAAATATTGATATTGGTGGAGATGCAGCGCAAGGTGTATCAACTTCCAATGGGGGATTGTCTACTTTGGTTGTTTCTGTACAGGATGCGACGACAGCCCTTAAAGGAGTAGTAAATCTCGCTACAAACGCCGAAGCAATAGCTGGTACCGATACAGCAAAGGCAATAACATCTGATGATCTGAAGGCGAAATTAGGCACTCAGGTGGCACATAGTTTATTAGTTGCAGAAGGAACTGCTTCGGCACTCACTTCTTTGCCAACAGGAACTGCAGGCCAAGTTTTGTTGTCCGGAGGAGCAGTATCTGATCCAGCATATTCAGCTTTTATAACTTCCACAGCTGCTGGTGTAGTTGCTATGCCATCTCAAAGTGGAGTAAGTGCATATCTAGGAGCTTCATTACTAAATGCAACTGGTGACGGTACTACACTGACAATACCATTTGATACTTTAGACTATGATTTTCAAAATGAATTTAATACTGGTACAGGGATATTTACAGCTAAAAATGCTGGTATATATTTAATAAACTGCAACGTTTTAATGCAAAATATTGATGTAGCGCACACTTTGGGTAACACGGCAATAATTAAAAATTCTGATATCTGGTGGCAAGTTCAATTTAATCCTGGAGTAAGTAAAGAGTCAGGAAATCAATTTTCTACAACAGGGAACGTAATAGTACAGCTTGCTGCCTCTGATACTATTAAAGTTGTTATTGCAGTTGGCAATGGGGCAAAAACAGTAACAATTGGATCTGCCGCTGGAGCGCATACTACACTACAAATATCAAAGGTTGCATAGAATGAAACAACTTATTTCAGACATTTTGGCTAGTATACCTATGTGGACTAGAATGTTAATTTTGTTCATTGGATTAACAGTGATTGCAATAGCCTCATGGCTTGGATTTGTCAAATATCCAGAAGACAACAAAATAGAAGAAGCCGTTGAAGAAGCCATCAAAGATGAAACGGGACTTGATATAGACATCACACCAGAAAGCCTAGAGGAATCAAAAAAATGAAAAGCATCACATCTAAAATAATGTTTATGGTTATTTTAATATCATGCGTTGGTTGCACATATACAATAACCATGGTACATACACAAGGTGAAGCTACAGACGTAGTCGATGAGACTTCGTCAGCTGATGGAAAAGTTGATGCATCAATACCTTTGATAAAATAAAGGAGTTCTTATGTCTAAAGCAGGACTTATCGTAGGCAGCACATGCTTGATTGTGATGGCAGTCTATTTCTTATGTGTATACATGTATACTAAAGAAGAACCAAAGCCACTCACACATGAGCAGGTACTTCAGTCTTACCAAGTAGACTTTGGCATAAAGAAAGTTGGTGGATAGCTAGAATCTGTATCTAGTATCATAACTATCATCGAATGGCGCTGGAAGAGATTGTCCTGCGCCCATTGCTTCACTGTAGATTTTGTCTATATCTGAGGCAGAAAGACCTTGAGTTTCTCTGCCCATAAAGTGTGAAACGATACAATACCTTAAGGCGTCTAGGCTGTGATCTGAAGTCTTTAATGGCTTATCTTCTCCAGTCTTTTGGCACTTAGGATCCCATACATAACTTTGTATCTCTTTGATCATTGGCTCACATTTGCTGCATATCTTCAACGTACCATTATCTAAAAATTTGCTGACTATCCTAATGCCATCTATGACTTCGTTTTGAGCTTCATAGATATTAGATATTCCAGACTTTTGCAATTCCAGCTTAAAACTGACAGCTGAAGGATCGATGTATATAGCCTTGACATTGCGTCCTGTAATGAATCTAGCAAAGTCTGCAGCGTATTCTGTGTCAGTCTTTTGACGTTGAGCTATTTTTGAGTCGTAGTAGTAAACCTCTTCAACCCACATGTTAGGAAATTTAGATCTATTGATTCCTATAAGCACGAACGAGCAAGGGTTTGTCGTTCCATAGTCGATTCCGACTATATAGTATGTAGCAACTCCTGGGGAATTATCTATAACATGTATCTTAGGATCGAAGAAATCATAGATAGCACCTTGAGCTTGCACCCATAGGCCTTCTATGAATCTTTGATGCCATACTCCCTTATATTGCCTTTTGAGATACTCCTTTTCATCATTAGTAAGTTCTGGGTTGTCGTTTAATGTGAACTGCCAGCTTTTTACGTCTGGGTTATCTGTAAGAAAATCTCTTTTCAACCAATGGAATGGGCTATCTGGGTTTGTTGTAGCAAAGATCTTTCCACCATTCATTGCACATCTTGAGATAAGCATCTTAAATACTGTCTCAGGGATTATTGTAGCTTCGTCTACATATGCTCCAGAAAATGTTGATCCTCTAATCTTGTTTTCGGCTCTTTCGTCATCTGCACCAACGATATGAATAGTCTTTCCCCATATATCCATTTCTCGTTTACCAGAGTAATATCTAGCATCAGCGCTGATCATTCGAGCAAGAAGAGGTAAAATATTTCTTTTAAAACTGTCAAGAGTTCTTGTTATGATACAATACTCGCCAGTCTCTTCTATGTAGTTCCCAAATTCATCTTTTTTAGGGATGAGTTCTTTTAGAAATCTATACAGAGAAATATACGTCTTACCAGACCTCACAGCGCCTTCCCAGATATTTATCCTGGCATCGCTATTGACTAAAGAATCGATTTGTTTCTTAGAGAATTGTGACATACTAAAAAGGAGCTTCATCTTTTTGGTTCATGGACATTCTAAAACATTGAATAATAGATTCAAGGTTTTTATTTAATATCTTAAGCTGTCCTTCAACATCCTTCATGACTTCTAAGGACTCTTTAATTTTCTTAATGTCCCAAGCCATGAATTTAAGTGATTGCTCTGTGGACGGAAGCTGCTTTTCATCTGGCATAACTTACCTATTTTTTACGTTTGGTTTTTAATTTCTTCTCTTCTTGTTCAGCTATTTGCTTTCTTAGTGCGGCAAAATTAAAGGCAATTTTTGCCTCTCTAGCACTATCTTTAGCCATTTCTGGCTTATGAGCTTTTTTTTCTTCTTTCTCTTTTTTTAGAGCGTACTGACCTTCTTTCTTTGCTAAAGTAGAATATCTCTTTTGTCTAGTAACAACGCCTTTTATATCTTTTTTTTTAAAAACCACAAATCACCTCATTTTTTCTTAGCTGCTTGTCTGCCTTCGCTCAAAGCAATAGCAATTGCTTGTTTTCTTGATTTGACTTTAGGTCCACTTTTGGAGCCGCTTCTAAGTTTTCCCTCTTTGTACTCG